TCAGACCCTATTAGTACAATACCAAAGGAGTGGGCAAAAGAGAAGAATATTAAGTATATTGATTATACCACGCTTGACAATATGCTCAAATAGTGTTATAATGAAATTATGTTAGACGGAATAATATATACAATATTGAATTGGGTTGACCGCACTTCTCATAAGATTAGACAATATATGATTAACAAGTCATTGCCTAATCCTTGTAAATCTGCTAGTGAATGGCGAAAAGATTATGAAAAGTGGAAGGATAACTCTACTAAATAGTAATACATTCCGATTAAACAGGAATATACAAATACAACGAATATAATTAATAAGGAGAATATAATTATGGATTTTGAAACATTAAAATCATCATCAAGTAACTTTGATAAACTTACAAAGGCACTTGAAACAAACCTCAAACCTGAGGATCAATCAAACAAGAACAAATACCAAGACGACAGATTTTGGAAACCAGAGTTAGACAAAACTGGTAACGGTTATGCTGTTATTAGATTTTTACCTGCTGTTGAAGGCGAAGACTTGCCTTGGCAAAGAGTATGGTCTCACGCTTTCCAAGGAACAGGTGGTTGGTATATTGAGAACTCATTAACAACTCTTAATCAAAAAGATCCTGTTAGTGAAGAAAACACAAGACTTTGGAATACAGGTGTTGATAGTGATAAAGATATTGCTAGAAAGAGAAAAAGAAAATTATCTTACTACTCAAATATTCTAGTGGTGTCTGATCCTAAACATCCAGAGAACGAAGGCAAAGTGTTCTTATACAAATTTGGTAAAAAGATATTTGATAAGATAACTGAAGCAATGCAACCTGCTTTTGAAGACGAAGCGGCAATCAATCCGTTTGACTTCTGGAAAGGTGCAAACTTTAAATTAAAAATCAGAAAAGTTGATGGTTATTGGAACTATGACAAATCTGAATTTGAAAGTGTATCAGCACTTGCTGGTAATGATGAGGAGATCAAAAAGACTTGGTCAACTCAACACGCTTTAAAACCATTTTTAGCGGCAGATAATTTTAAAACTTATGAGGAACTCAAAGAGAAACTTCATAGGGTGTTATCGGGTGCTAGAAAAACTGAAACCGTTGCTGTTGCAGACCTCCCGCCTCAACAAAATGGTGCAGTAAAAAGTAGTACAAACTCGCCAGTTGCTAGTGATGATGACGATACAATGTCATATTTTAGTAAATTAGCAGAGGACGAGTAAGACTCTCTCTCTTGGTAGTACATACTTTAAGGGCGCTTTAGGTAACTAAAGTGCCCTTTTTTAAGCATAAATATAGTATATGCCGTCAATATTAGATCCATTAGTAGATAAAGCAGCAGGTGTCAGAAAAGGCACAGCCTGGTACAGGAGTGCTGTTGCTTCTATCGCAGATAAAGTATCAGCGAGAAGATTAATGAGTCAAGGTAGATTAAACGGCAGACCTAGTATTGGTCGTTTAAATATGTTCTTTTATGACCCTAAATATAAGAAAACATTACCATACTATGATACATTTCCTCTAGTATTGCCTATTGATAGAATACCAGGTGGATTTGTAGGGATTAATTTTCATTATTTAAGACCTGGTGTTAGATTTCGTTTGTTAGAAAGACTACAAAGATTTTCTACAAGAGGTGCAGAAATAACAAGACAGAATAGATTTGATGTTAGTTATGATAGAGTAAAAGGAATACCATTGGTAAAAAAAACAATAAAGAAATATTTGTGGTCTCACGTGAGATCAAGTTTTTTAAGAATTGATTATGACAAGGCTGCATTATCGGTATATTTACCTGTAGCACAATTTAGAAAAGGGAGTCCATACTAATGGCAATATTAAGAGGCGGAAAAAGAATTGGTGGAATGGATGTTCGTATCGGCATTCCAAGAGATAGATCGCTAGATGATGTAGCAGGCGATAGTAGATTACAACGAAGAATGGGTAGTAATCCTGAAACTACAATAGGTCGTTTTCAATCTTATGTAAATGAGGCAGAAGGTTTTGCTAGAAAGGCAAGATTTTATGCTGAGTTTACTTTACCTAGAGGTGTATCAGGTCCATTATTTTCAGAAGGTTTTGAAGACACATCATCAGCAGCACTAGAGAAACAAGCATTTCCTAGTCAATCAGATTTAAATTCTGTTCAGTTAGCAAATGGTAGACGAGTTAGAGCATTTTGTTCTTCAATCAGTATGCCTGAAAGAGAAATGACAACAAAAGAAATTAGACACGGCAATGCACCCGCTAGAAATTTTGTATATGATATGAAATCATCAGGTATATCAGCAACATTTTATGCTGATAAATTTATGAGAGAAAGATCATACTTTGAATTATGGCAAAAATCTGCTATGTCAACATCATCTACATTTAACACAAACTATTATGATAACTATGTTTCTAACCTAAACATATTTCAATTAGGTCAATTTGCTAGCAGACAAGAACGGGATGATGTAACTTATGGTGTACAATTGATAGATTGTTTTCCTAGTAAGATAGGTGCAATAGAATATTCCCACGATACTAATAATATACAAACAATAGATGTAGATTTTTCATTTAGATACTGGATTAATTACTTTATAGACCAACAAGGTAATATAGAATTAGGTAGTCCTATTGGTAGGATACCTGAAATTAAGAACAATAGAGGAATTTTTGGTAGTTTAATAAATAAATTGCCACCTGAATTGAGAAGGGCAGGTAGAGATGTACTCAACGATTTAAGAAGACGAGTACCTCTAGGTAGAGTAACTGGCGGAAGAGTATTCCCACCATTTAAAATACCACCACTAAATATTTAAATATAATAAGGAGTTATAATGGCGTTACCAATAGTTGAAACACCGAGATATGAGTTGACTTTACCATCAACAGATGTAAAAGTACAATACAGACCTTTTCTAGTAAAAGAGGAAAAAGTTTTATATATGGCACTTGAATCAGGTGATGAAAACCAAATGCAAACAGCAACAAAAGAAATTTTAAGTGCTGTAACATTTAATAAGTTGAAAGTAGAAACATTACCTACTTTTGATGTAGAATATATTTTCCTACAAGTAAGGGCAAAGTCAGTAGGAGAAGTTGCTAAATTTAAAATTATTTGTCCAGATGATAGTAAAACCTATGGCGACATAGAAGTTGATATATCAAAAGTTGAGGTGCAAGTAGATGACGCACACACAAATGATGTAGTATTAGATGAAAAAAGAAAATTAGGTGTTGTAATGAAATATCCTAATATGAAAGTGTTATACGATACACAAGGTATCAAGGCACTTAAATATGAAGATGTTATAAAATTAATTATAGGTTGCGTTGATTACATTTACGAGGGTGAAAAGAATTACCCTACAAGTGAATCAACACAAGAAGAACTAAAAGAGTTTTTTGAAAACTTAGCACAAGAACAATTTGCTAAAATAAGAAAATTCTTTGAAACTATGCCTAAATTAAGACACGAATGTAAAGTGAAGAACCCGAAGACAGGAGTTGAAAGTAAAGTCACCTTCAGCGGGTTACAAGATTTTTTCGGATTGGCCTCTCCCACAACAGCTTAGAGGCGTTTTTTGAAATTAATTTTGCACTTATGCAACATCATAAGTATTCGTTAACCGAGATTGAGGCTATGTTACCGTGGGAAAGAGATGTATATGTATCATTATTGATACGATATATAAAAGAAGAAAACGAGAGAAAAAAAAGAGAACAAAGTAAAGGATAATTTATGTGGAATATTAATAAATTTTTAAGTGGTGGTTGGAGTGGTTTCAAATATGTAATCAAACAACTATGGCACTTTATAGAAGTAGAAATACCAGAATTGCTTTCTAATTGGAGAGCAGTACCAAGATTAATGATGGTTGCCTATGGTTGGGCATTTATGGAAGTTATAACTTGGTTTATGGCACTAGAGGCACCTAACAATGCACAAGCAGGTCTTGTATCAGTTGTAGTAGGGGCAGGCGCTGGGTGGTTTGCAATATATGTAAACGGCAAAGCGACAAAAATTAAAAATAAGGACTAATGTGAACAAAATAATAATGTTTTTTATATTAGCTGTTTTTATGACAGCGTGTTCTGGAAAACACCTATCTTTCGGTAAGAAGTGTATGGAAAAAGAAGACCAAATAGTCTATTCTTACATATGGTTAACCGAAGAAGTACATCCAGCTGATAAAGAAACTTGCAACAAAATAGAGAAATAATAAATGGCATCCGTTAAAGATATAGCACCAATAATGCAGGCAGAAACAGATGAAGAAGCTGATTGGGTTGATGAAAGATCCGTTGCTTCTTTACCTGGGAATGTTGAACAAGAAGTTTTAAAACTAGGACAAACAATACAAGAGTCTAGTAGTTTAGGTTTACAAGCTGCTACACAAACGGTTATTGGTAATATTCCTGAAATGATAAGAGAACTAACGGATGATATAAAATCAGGTTCTATTGATAATTTTTCTACAGCAATGAATAAATTAATTAAACTAGTTAATGATCTAGGAATTAATTTAAGAGATTACAATTCAGATTTAGCAGACACGGTTGATAAATTTACTAACAAACAAATGAAGTTAGAAGACAAACTATCTCAATGGAGAGAAATGGGTTTGAAAGCAGAGATAAAAAATGGTGAAGTAAGATTATTAACTCAACGAGATGTATTCAAAGCACAAAAAGAAAAGATTAAAAATGAAAAACTAATTGAAACTAAAATTGCTGCTAGAGATAAATTACAGGCAAATATAGACAATAAAGTTTGGGAAAATAGTAAGGCAAGAACAAAGGCACAAGATAAAATAATTCAAAACGAAGAAGAAATTGCTCAATTAAGAATAGATAACGAAGAAATAGATAAGAAAACAGGTGCTGATAAAACAGCAGACACAGGTAGAGATACAGGAATGAGTAAATTTACTGAATTGAAAGAAGCATTTATGGTTATACCTGATACTATTGGAGACGCAATGGCAGCCTTTGGAAAATCAGGTAAGACTATGTTTACTGGTCTGGCAGGATTATTTAAAAAAGGTGGTTTAGCAAAAGCATTTAAAGGTCTTGTAAACTTTTTCAAAACTGCTAGAATAATGATTATGGGTGTATTTCTTTTAGTAGTAGCAGCAATTCAATTTGTTGCTGAAAGAATTGATGCTATAGCAGCATTTTTTAAGAAAATATGGGATAAGATTGCTGGTTTCTTTAAATCAATAGGTGATTGGTTTGCAAACTCTTGGTTAGGTAAAAAACTTGGATTAGGTGATGGCCAAGATACCGAGGCTCCAGTTGAACCTAAAAAAGCAAAATCGTGGGATCAATTAGACGAAGGCACTTATGCTGTAGGCGAAGAAGGTGCAGAAATAAAAGACGCTAATCTTTCAGTAGAAGATATTTTAAAACAAAGTAATACAGGTGACGCTTCAATTGCTGAAGGTGTGGCACTAGACAATAGAGCAAGAATTGAAGGTAATGCCCATAGAGGAAGAAATTATACAGGATCTATGGCTACTTACAGACAAGATGATTATGCTGATAGAGTAAGTATAGATGATATTATTGGTGATGACAAAGTTACAGGTGACCAATTAAAAGACGGTTCAACATCTTCAATGCTTAAAAGTTTAGAATCAGAAAGTAATAATATTAAACCACCAACTGTTATCAATGTACAAAATAATGCTACATCAAATAGTAGTCAATCGGCTTCTACTAATGTTTCAGGATTTTTAGATCATCATCCAGATGAGTCGTTTAAATATGTAAAACAAGGTAGTACA